GGGCTTAGGCCCCACATTTTAATTTTAAGGAGAAAAAATATGGCAACATCAGACCAACAGTTTTCATGTAGAACTTCCGACGGAAGATTTGGTAGAGCAACAGACGCATCTAGTAATTTTATTGGGCCAGCTAGGATAACTTATATTCAAGCTGAAGGAGTGGCTAACAGTAATATTAAAATTTATGATGGGACAGATGCAACTGGAGCTTTAGTTTATGAAGCTAATTGTGGAACAGAAGGTATAGACGTTTATGTTCCTGGAAGTGGAATTAGATGTAGAACTGGAGTATATTTAGATTTAACTAATACTACTTCTGTTACAATCGGTTATACTGGCTAGGAGGTTAAATGGCTAATACTACCTCGGACACTACAACGTTCGATAAAACTTTTGCTATTGATGAAATAGTAGAAGAGGCTTTTGAACGTATCGGATTACAAAATGTTGCAGGATATCAACTTAAATCTGCAAGACGATCTCTTAACATTTTATTTCAAGAGTGGGGTAATAGAGGTATTCATTATTGGGAAATAGGTGAACTTGATTTAGATTTAATTGAAGGACAAGCAGAATATAAATTTTTTAGATCAGCTGCAGATGGTACAAATGCTACTTCTACACCAGCAAATGTTCATGGAATATCCGATGTTCTTGAAGCACAATTAAGATCTAATAGAACAGCTACAACACAATCAGATAGTCCAATGACAAAAGTAGATAGATCTACTTATGCAGGTTTTTCAAATAAACTTTCAAAAGGAACACCCAATCAATATTGGGTACAAAGGTTTATTGATCATGTAAGTGTAAGTATTTATCCAACGCCAGACTCAACTAATGCATCTAAAGATATGCATTTTTATTTTATAAAAAGAATTCAAGATGTAGGTGATTATACAAATGCAACAGATGTTCCATTTAGATTTGTGCCTTGTATGGTTGCAGGTTTAGCTTTTTATCTAGCACAAAAATATCAACCACAATTAGTTCAACAAATGAAATTATATTATGAAGATGAATTAGCAAGAGCTCTTGCAGAAGATGGTTCAGCTTCAAGCACATACATAACACCAAAAGCTTATTACCCAGGAGCATAATGCCAAAATACGCAACAGGAAAATATGCAAAAGCAATATCAGATAGATCTGGTATGGAATTTCCGTATAGAGAAATGGTTAGAGAATGGAATGGTTCTTTTGTTCATGTATCTGAATTTGAACCAAAACAACCACAATTAGAACCAAAACCATTATCTGCAGACGGTATATCTTTAAGACATGTAAGACCTGGAAGAAGTGAACCTGCTGTTTTATTAAATTTAAGAAATAATCCTTTTGAAACTTTTAAAGTAGGATCAAGTATTATAAATGTTTTTGCACCAGGACATGGTTTAACAAATGGTGCAACCCATAGATTTAGAGGATCTGTTAAAACTTCACCTGGAACAGGAACACCATATAATCCAAACACTGGAGCATCAGGTAATCCTGTAGCAGGATTTTCAGACATATTAAATTTTGCTGGTATTTTAGGATCTAATATCCAAAGATCAGCAGGATATACTATAACAACTGGTTTATATAAAACTATTAGTGGTATTGATCAAAGAATTACAACAGATTATTCATTAAGTAATTTTTTTCATTTTACTGTTGCAACAAATACTGCTACAGTAGGTGAAACAAGAGGAGGAGGAAATGGCTGTTCCATTGGTCCAGTCAGTTTAGAGTCATGATAAAAAAGATTATTAATAAAATTAAAAGTTGGTTTACACCTAAAATAGAACAACCAATTATTTTAACTGAAAAAAAACCAGAACATTGTTCAGGACATTTAAGATTTAGAAAATCTTGTCCACGTTGTCAGGAGTTAGTAGCATAATGGCAGGATTAAGTGCATCAGGATTAAAAACTCAAATAAGAAGTTATACTGAAACAGACTCTAATGTTTTAACAGATGCTGTTTTAGAAAATATAATTTTAAATGCACAATATAGAATATTTAGAGATGTGCCTATTGATGCAGATAGAAAACAACAATTAGGTAATTTTGTTGCTGGACAAGAATCTATAAATGCTCCCGCAGGTTGTTTGTTTATTAGAGGCATACAAGTTTATGACACAGCAGGATCTGAGATTACAGGCGCTAATAGATGGTTAGAAAAAAAAGATGTTACATACTTGCAGGAATATCAAGATGTAACAGGAACATCAGCAGCTCAAGGTCAACCTAAATATTATGCTGCGTTTGGTGGTGCTACAGGAGAGTCTGATACTACATCAGGTAGAATATTTGTAGCTCCTACACCAAATACAACATATAGATTTAGAGTTCATTTTAATAAAATGCCTGATCTATTAGAAAATAATGATACTAATTATATTAGTCTTAATTTTCCAAATGGCTTATTATATTGTTGTTTGTCAGAGGCATATGGCTTTTTAAAAGGTCCTATGGATATGTTGACATTATACGAAAATAAATATAAACAAGAGGTACAGAAGTTTGCAAGTGAGCAAATTGGAAGAAGACGAAGAGATGACTATACTGATGGCGCTGTTCGTATTCCAATAAACTCAGCGAACCCGTAGGAGAATAAATTATGGCAAATACAAGCGCAATATGTTCGAGTTTTAAACAAGAACTTTTACAAGGTAAACACAATTTTGCATCATCAGGTGGTGACACTTTTAAAATTGCATTATATGATAGCAGCGCAACTTTAGGTGCTTCTACAACAGATTATTCAACATCAGAAGAAATTACAAATACATCAGGAACAGCTTATACGGCTGGAGGAGCAACTCTAACAAGAACAGGAGTTGGTTTAACTAGTACAACTGCATTTACAGATTTTGGTGACGTAACTTATACATCAGCTTCTTTTACAGCAAATGCTGCATTAATATATAATACTACAACGGGCACTAGCACAGGAACTACTGATGCTGTTTGTGCAATAGCATTTGGTGGGGACAAAACAGCAAGTAATGGAACTTTTAAAATAGAGTTTCCAGCAAACGACGCTACAGCCGCAATAATCAGACTAGCATAGGAGGTCGACCATGTCGACAACTTCAGGATGGGGCAGGTTCACCTGGGGCCAGGCTAATTGGAATCAATCCACAACTTTAAAAACAGGATGGGGTGCCCAACAATGGAGCGGCGATGGTGGCTGGGGAGATCTTTCTGATCAAACTGTTTCTGTTTCTTTAACAGGAATACAAATTACATCTAGTATTGGTTCAGTTGATATACCTGATCAAATAATTACACCTACAAGTTTTGAAATAACATCTTCACAAGGTGAAGCTTTTGTTCCTGTTAATATAGATGGTGTATCTTTTTCTGCATCTGTAGGTTCGTTAACAGTTAATGATGTAACTATGGGCCTAACTGGTCAAGAAGTTACCGCAGTGTTAGGCACACCAGTTGTGGCTGACATGACTATTGGTTTAACAGGTCTTGATTTAACTTTATCTCAAGGCACAGCTTTTGCTCCAAACGAAACAGTAATAGTTTCTGGTCAAGAAATAACTTTGACCCAAGGAACTGCAGTTGGAAGCTCTTCACAAGAAGCTGATTTAATAGGTATTGAGGCAACATTTACTATAGGTTCAGTGATCATACCAAATGATACAGTTTTAGTATCTGGATTTAATTTAACACTAAGTCAAGGTTTTGTAGCTCAAGAAGGTGATGCATTAATTCAACCAACTCAACAAACATTAACAGCTAGTATTGGAACAGTAGCGGTAGAAGAAGGTTTAGGATTAACTGGAGTATCTGCTTCATTTAATATTGGTTCAATAACCATTCCTCAAATTACGGTAGGATTAACTGGACTATCTGCTTCATTTAATATTGGAGCTGTTGACATATTTGCTTATGGCGATGTTGACACTGGTTCAAATACATCATATAGTAATATTTCAACGGGTTCGAATGACTCTTATTCGGATGTTGCAACTGGATCAAATACAAGTTATAGTGACGCTGCATAGGAGATAAAATATGGCATCAACATACACACCATTAGGTGTAGAACTTCAAGCAACTGGTGAAAACGCAGGAACTTGGGGAACAAAAACTAATACAAACTTACAGATAGTTGAACAAATATCTGGCGGTTATACAACACAAGCAGTAACTGATGGCGCAGATACAGCTCTAGCAGTATCTGATGGATCAACAGGGGCAACTCTTTCTCATAGAATTATAGAATTTACAGGATCACTAACAGCATCTAGAAATGTAACAATACCTTTAGATGTACAAAACTTTTATTTCTTAAAAAATGCAACATCAGGATCTCAAAATGTTGTGTTTAAATATGCAACAGGTACAGGAACTTCTGCTACAATTGCAAATGGTAAAACTGTAATTGCGTATGCAAAAGCAGATGATGGAACTAATCCAGGTATTGATACAATATCATTAGCCAGTGATCTAGTTGATGACACTTCACCACAATTAGGTGGTAACTTAGATACCAATTCTTTTATGATAGACTTCGACGATGCTCATGGTATCAGAGATGAAAATGGAGCTGAACAATTAATTTTTGAAACAACTGGTTCTGCAGTAAACCATATTGATATTACAAATGCTGCAACAGGAGCTGGTGCACAGATTGGTGCAGTTGGAGATGATTCAAACCTTAACTTACGTTTAAGACCAAAAGGAACTGGTGTTATTGAAGCAATGGGTGCAACAAACCCAGGTTCAATTCAGCTTAATTGTGAGTCTAACTCCCACGGGATTAAACTTACATCACCTCCACATAGTTCAGGACAATCGTATGAACTTAAATTTCCAACAGGAAATGTTACAGCAGATAGATTTTTAAAAGTAGCTAGTATTACAGGTTCAGGTACAACGGCAGTTGGTCAATTATCTTTTGCTGAAGTATCAGGTGGTACTTCATGGCAAGCAGTAAAAACTTCTACATTTACAGCAGTAGCTGGTGAGGGTTATTTTATTAATACTACAGCTGGTGCAATAGAAATGGATTTACCTGCAGGGAGCATAGGTGATGAGGTATCATTTATAGATTATGCAGGAACATTTGATACTAACGCATTAACAATCGATCAGAACGGAACAGAGAAAATTGCAGGATCAACAGATCCTTTAACAGTATCAACAGAAAGAGCAGCGAATACTTTAGTTTATGTAGATAGCACACAAGGTTGGCTCTTAAAGAATAATTAAGGAGATACATGGCTGCTTATAAAGATCTAATCGGGCAGAAGATTACGAAAGTAACTTCTAACCCTGGTGAACCAAAAACAGGTCAGATGTGGTATAACTCTACTAACGGAAAGATTAGAGCATTAGGTGTTGTTGAAGCTTTTTCTAGTTCTGCAAATTTAAATACAGGTAGATATAATCATACAGGAGTTGGAAGTGATACAGCTGGTTTAATTTTTGGAGGAGATACGGGACCACCACCAGAAACAAGAAGAGCAGAGACAGAAGAGTATAATGGTTCTGGTTGGTCTAATTCATCTAATATGAATACGACTAGAGATTTAACAGGAGGTTTTGGAATTCAAACGGCTGCAGCAACAGCAGGCGGAAGACCACCTTCAGCACCAGGTGGATCAAACAACACAGAACATTATGATGGTTCATCTTGGACAGCTGTTCCAGGAACTTTAAATACAACAAGATTTGGAGCAGGTGGATTTGGAACACAAACAGCAGGAGCGGTTTGTGGTGGTACACCTCCAACAACAAATGCAACTGAAGAATATAATGGTTCAGCATGGACATCGGTTAACAACATGAATAATTCTGTTAGTAGTTTACAATCTGCTACTGCAGGAACTCAAACAGCTGCTATTCGTGTAGCTGGATATCCAAATAGTAATACAATAGAATTATATGATGGCACTAATTGGACTAACAGTCCAGGTTCTTTAAACACTGATAGGTTTGCAGGTTCTTATCAAGGAGCTCAAACAGCTGGATTTTATGCAGGAGGAGAATTATTTCCACCATCTGCTGCAACAGCTGCAACAGAAACTTGGGATGGAACAAGTATGACCACGTCCCCTGCAACATTAGCATTAATTCAAAAATATCATACAGGGTCTAAAGGTTCACCATCGACTTCTGGATGGGTATGTGGAGGACAAACACCTGCCGCAACTAATAATACTTCTACACAAGAATACAACAAATCAACAAACACAATAACCGCTGCAGCATGGGCGAGTGGTGGAAATTTAGCAACAGCCAGAAATGTAATTGCTGGAGCAGGAATACAAACATCTGCTATAATGGTTGGTGGTAATAATCCAGGAACAACACAAAAAGGTGAGACTGAAGAATATAATGGTACAAGTTATTCAGAACAAAACGATTTAAATACTGCTAGATCTCAAATAGGATCTGCTGGAATAACTACAGCCGCTGTAGTTTTTGCAGGAGATGTATATCCATCATCACCTAGAAATACAACTAAAACTGAAGAATATAATGGATCGTCTTGGTCAGAACAAAATGATATGGGCACAGCAAGAAGAGCTTTAACTGGATTTGGAATACAAACGGCAGCTGTGGCTGCTGCTGGTTATAGCACAACTATATTAAATAGCACTGAAGAATATGATGGTTCTAGTTGGACAGCAGGAAATACTATGCCAGTTGCTAAATCTGATCCATCAGCAGGAGGAACTTTAACTGCTGGATTAACTTTTGGAGGATACGCTCCTCCAGGACCATCTGTGGTAGCAACCACTGAAGAATATGATGGAACTAATTGGACATCTGGTGGTTCTTTAATCACAGGAAGATGGGGTGCAGGAAGAGGCACAGTAGGATCGCAAACTGCATGTTTAGCTTTTGGAGGAGACAGTTCTTCTCCTACAGTTCAATCTGCTACCGAAGGTTATGATGGAACATCATGGTCAACAAGACCTAGTATGGCTACGGCTAGACGAGCAGCGGGTGGTGCTGGAACTACAACTGCAAATCTTTGTTCAGGCGGATATACTTCAACAATTGTAAATACAACAGAAGAATTTACAGGAGAAACAACAGCTACTAACATAACAGATTTTACAACGAGTTAATTATGAGTACATATAGAAAAATACATGGACGATCAATTCAGGCAGTAACAACTGATCCAACAGAATCAGTTGCTGAAGGTCAAGTTTGGTACAACACAACTAGTGATACTTTTAAGACTGTGCTGGTTAATTCAGCATGGGCAAGTTCTGGTGGTTTGAACACAGGAAGAGCTAATGGAGGAGGATCGGGAAATTTACAAAACTCGGCTTTATTTTGTGGAGGTTTTGTTACTGGAGAGGCAGCAAACACTGAAGAATACAATGGGACTGGATTTTCTAATGGTGGAGCTTTAAACACAGCAAGATATGCACTTAAAGCTGCAGGAACACAAACTGCAAGCAGAGCTTTTGGAGGTTATACAGGAACTGCGTATCACGCAGTGACAGAATCATACAATGGTACGTCATGGACTAATGGTCCATCGATAAATACAGCGAGAAGTAATGGTTCACCCGCAGGAACATCAACTGCAACTTTATATGCAGGTGGAGGAAATCCTAGTGGTGTTAATAATTCAGAAGAATACGATGGATCTAGTTGGTCTGAAGGAAACAATTTAAATTCAGGTAGAAGTGGAATTGCTGGTTGTGGAAGTCAAACTGCAGCTATAGCAATGGGAGGAGATGATCCTGGATACGTGGCATTAACAGAATTATACGATGGAACTAGTTGGACAGCCACTTCAGCTATGAACACGGCTAGAGGTGGATCTGGTGGAGGTGGAACTCAAACTTCTGCTTTAGTTTGGGGAGGTCATACTGGACCTGGCGGACCAGGAGCTCAAGCAAAAACAGAATCTTGGGATGGATCATCTTGGACAGAAACAGCTGATTTATCATCAACTAGAAATGCTGTTAATGGAACAGGAGCTAGTAATGCTAGTGCAGTTTGTTTTGGTGGTGACCCACAAGTTAAAGCAACAGAAGAATTTACATCATCAGCAAACGTTATTACAGCTGGAGCATGGGCTAGTGGTGGATCTTTAAATACTGGAAGATATGGTTTAAATGGTTTTGGTGCAACACAAAATGCAGCGGTTGCTTTTGTAGGAAGAAATACACCTATTTATAATAAAACAGAAGAATATAATGGAACATCTTGGACTGAAGTAAATAACTATCCTACAAGTGTAAATGATCCAGGTGGTACTGGAACATTAACTGCAGGCTTAGGATTAGGTGGTTTATATCCAAATGATATAGGAACATTTCCTACTGTTGGTCCTGCTACATACGAATACGATGGAACTAATTGGACGAGTGGTGGTTCTTATGGATACAACGCATGGGCAACAGAAATGGCTGGAACACAAACAGCAGCAATTGCTAGTGGTGGTCACAACTACCCAATGCCTCCAGGAAACAGAAATAATTCTGCAGAATATAATGGTTCGTCTTGGACATCTGGAAATAATATGTCTCAAGTTAGAGCAATGTTTGCAGCAGGAGGATCACAAACTGCAAGTTTTGCGTGTGGTGGAAGAGGTTCTCCAGGAGTAGAAGATCCTATAAATGCTACTGAAGAATATGATGGAACTAATTGGTCAACTGGTGGAAATTATTTAACTGTTATAAAACAAAATACGGCAGGAGGAGGACCTCAAACTGCTGCTTATATGGCTGGTGGAACACCGGCTCCACCTCCAGATACTACAACTACTGGAACTTATGATGGAACATCTTGGTCAACTGCTCCAAATTTACCAGCAAAACAAAGTCAAGCTGGTTCAACAACAAATAATACAGGTCCTTCAAATGCAATGACTTTTGGTGGAGCACCTGGTGGTTCAACAGTGACATATGAATTTACTGGAGAAACAACAGCAATCAATGTTAAGACTTTGACTCAAAGTTAAACTATGATATACAAACTTAAAAAGGAGGACTAAACTATGGCACACTTTATATATGGAGTAGCTGAAAACACTGGCAAAGGATTTTTTACTGCAGAAGACAGAAGAAAATTCTTCCTTAGAGGTTATCCTGCAAACGTCTGGATGGTTGGTAACAACGTTGATGGCGCTATGTGGTTAGCTGAAAAAGGAGCTCGTGAAAAGACAAAAGCAGAAGCACAAGCTTTGATAGATGCAGAAGTACAAGCTGCACAAGCTGCTTGGGATGCATTGTCTGATGAAGAAAAAGCTGCAAGACCAGATAATCAAAGACCAGCTGATGTAATATTGCCATAAGGATATTCTAAATGGCAACTTACGAAGAAATATACGGTAAGAGAGTAAAAGAATTTGACTCTGACCCCACGCTCGATTCGAGTTACGAGGGACAGGTTTGGTATAACACAGGTGATGGTGTTTTAAAATCTGTTGTTAGTTTTGCATCTTGGACATCTGCACCAAACATGTCTCAAGCAAGAAGAAGTTCAGGTGGTTTTGGAGTACAAACTGCTGCAGTGATAGTTGGTGGA